ACTAATGGGTCATGGTGGAATCTAGGGGACTCGAACCCCTAACCTCTTGCTTGCAAAGCAAATGCTCTACCAATTGAGCTAAGACCCCATTTGGCGAAGGGCCAGGGACTTGAACCCTGAATTGCGGTTTTGGAGACCACCGTGCTACCAATTACACTAACCCGACAAAGATGCCGAAGAATCGGCAAGTCGGAATGACAGGATTCGAACCTGCGGCGTCTCGCTCCCAAAGCGAGTGCTCTACCAAACTGAGCTACATTCCGTGGTGGGTAGGGTTGGATTCGAACCAACGATGGACAGAACCAAGAGATTTACAGTCTCCCTCCTTCAACCACTCGGACACCTACCCAGAACAGTTTATGTTTAGAGACCGAACTGCGGCGGTCTATGGGACATCTGGGATTCGAACCCAGGACTAACCGATTAAAAGTCGGATACTCTGACCTGACTGAGTTAATGTCCCATGGTTTTCAGTTTTCAAGGTGCTGGTGGGCATCTCCCCCACCGACTTATGTAATATACCACCGCTTCAGTGTTTGGGTGGTGGTGGGTGGACAGTTGATGAACTGGCACAAAGCAACAAAAAAGGGGAGGAAACTTTTTGGTTTCTCTCCCCTGTTCTTTTTGTTTTCTGGTTAGTCTTTACATTTGACCTACCTTACTCACAAACAGGGGAGTTCCAATGACATGCCATGGGGGGCAATCATAGGCACTAAACTGTTTTGTGGATAATAAGTAAGTCATTGTTCCAATCAATTATGTGTTTATTTATAAGACTTTTTTCGAAAAAAGTCAAGCACCCCGTGTAGGATTCGCACCCACGACCGATTCTTTAGAAGAGAATTGCTCTGTCTCCTGAGCTAACGGGGCTTGTTTTAATCACAAATTGTGATCATATTCCCAGTTGTATGTTCAACTTGTCTATTCTACCACACTAGATGAGCAGTTGTCAACCCATGGGGAACACAACCTCATTTCTCCACCAAGTGCTCGACACTCATCAGTATAGCACACATCGGTGTCAACTGTGGTTTCTGAATATTGAGGTGCTGGTATCCTAACACGATTGTCATCTCCTGTCAAGCGTTCATAATCACGGATCGCTTTGTCCACGGTTCGCTCGACATCTCGTTCCACTATACCAGAATCTTTTTGTAGTTCTGGTATTAGTGGAGAATCTGGTTGATATGTTTGGAGATACTCGTAAACAATATCCCAGATGTGTTTTTCTTCTATCTTTAAACAAGAAGAGAGTGATGCTACAATTAAAGATAGAACTACGATAGTTGTAATAGATGCTTTCTTTTTACCAAAAGAAAAATTAAATCTCATATAAGAGGGAAGCATAACTCCCCTCTATTTATTACAAAATTAGACCCTTGTGTAGCAAACAGATACTACACCATAAGAAGGTGAAGAAATATTTTTAAAAGCGCCATAAGATAAATCTAATCCTCTCCCACTAACAAAAGGACCTCTATCATTTACCCGAACAATTACAGATTTGCCATTATGTTGATTTACTACTCTCAATTTTGTACCAAATGGAAGTGTCCTATGAGCAGTAGTTAATTGACTTGGATAAAATCTTTCCCCAGAGGCAGTTATTAGTTTTCCACTACTATAACCATATCCATCTTGAGGTGTTCCATAATGTGAAGCAAGAGTACAACCGCTCGCTGCCTTTGCTTGAAGGGGTGTCAGTCCTGCTGTAGCAATGGCAAGAATTGAAAGTGTTTTAAAAAGCATTAAATTGAATAGAACTCTACATCCCAATAGAAGGGGGGTACACCACAACCCTTTCGGGGGGCACCTTCCTGGGCTCTAAATCACACCACCTGGTGGTGAAACATGACTATAAGTGGGTATTTATGATTTGTCAAGAGTGTTACGAATTTTTAACATCTATTTCTTGTTCATCCGTCCAGGTATCATCTTCTAAAGCAATATAAGAAATCTCTTCATTATCACCAGAAATATTAATCCATTCAGAAAATTCTTCCGCAATAGCAATAGCATTTAAATGATCATAAGTACTGGAACTTTCCGAAAAATGATGAATTCTATTAATAGACCAATCTCTAACTAATAAAACTGGTTCAATCGTCTTTTCCATAATAATCTTTTCTGTAGTACCTTGAGAGGATGTTGCTATTGTAAAACGCTGGGGTTCCGTCGTCAAGGGATTCGGTGAGAACATTGTGGAAGAAGAGTTGTCTTGTCCCTTCAAAATTTGTTTTTCCTTTTGTTTTGTGTAAAGATAAGATAGTTCTTTGAAAATTTTCTTTCCCAACTTTTTGAACATCTTCTTTAAGTTCCGGGCATGATCCATAGCATTTTTTGATAGTTTACAATTTTTGCATATTAGGATACATTGTCAAGATTTTTAACTATTTATTAAAATTATATAAATCAAAAATATTTTATAAATAAATCTAATACTAGAAAATATTTTTATGACTTGGCAATATAATGATCAAGATTTTATGGATGCCACAAAGGGTATAGAGGGTTTTGTTTACCTAATAACAAATATAACAAATGATAGAAAGTATATTGGAAAAAAATCTTTTTGGACAAGAAGAAAAGACAAAAAAACTGGAAGAAGAAAAACAAAAGAAAGTGATTGGAAAAATTATTTTGGTTCTTGTGATGAATTGAATGAAGATGTAAAACTTATAGGTAAAGATAAATTTAAAAGAGAAATACTTTACTTATGCCCACACAAAAAATCTATGTCATATTATGAAACTATGGAGCAATTTAAAAGAGATGTTTTAATGTCAGATGATTATTACAATACAAATATTGAAGGCAAATTTTTTGTAAGTGAAAGAAAGGGGATTTATGAGGTTGTTATGAAAAATGATAAGTTCTGTGATATGAGAAGTGAAAAAATGAAAGATAAATCATACAATCCAGTTTATAGACCAGAAGTAAGACAAAAATTAAGTGACATGTATAAAGGAGAAGGAAATCCAATGTATGGTAGAAAACTAACAGAAGAGCATAAAAAAACACTTACTACATCAAGAAATGTAAAAATAAGTGATGGGAATACTATTTGGGAAAGTGTCACTTCATATATGAAAGATAAAAAAATAGGGTTTCAAAAATATAAAAAACAGTTGAAAGAAGGATTAATTTTTATTATTAATTAATTCTATTAATGTTTTTGAATTATTGTGACTTATTGGTAATGAGATAAACAAACCCGAAGTAATCCCCAATATCAATACTATCAAAAGGTTTGTTATCAAACGTCCATGGATTCTCATTATAGATCTCAATGAGCTATTATTTATCTTTAACGGGGACAAACCTAGTCTACATAAAAAAAGGAGACTTGTCAAGCCCCCTTGGAATATTATGTGAGTTTTATATCAACCCATAGGAGAATCGTATTCCCTACGAACCTTCTCACGACGATTTGAAAGTTTGTTACGTTTCTGTGGATTCTTCTCAGACTTTCTCTCACTATCAAGTTGACGGAGTTTATCTCCAACTTTGCCATAAGGGAATGGTTTTTCACCCTCAGCCATTCCAACTTCTTTATCTTGACGACGTTGTGTTCCTACAACTGCAGTTGCTCTAGACTTTAAATTTCTACGAGCCTTTGTAGGAACACCAAAGTCTCTATTTGGATCTTCTTCCCAGTCATCAACTTTTTTAGTCATTCTTTCTCTAGAGAGAGGAAGTTTAGTTGGTCTCGGTGATCCATATGCCTCCAGAATGGTCGCAACGTCCTCAGAGTCAATTTCATTGACCATCATCCATTGTGCCTCCTGGAAGTCTTCTGCGATGCCGTAGTCGCACAGGAACTCAACCACTACATCATAAGTCTCAACCTCTTCACCCATTCTTGTAGCAAGTCTACCAGCACCTCTGGCGACCTTCTCAGCACCTCTTCTGATCAGTCCCTTAAGTCCTCTTCTAGCAGCAGATCCTGCCCTTTCAGGAGCATTCTTGACTGCCGTCACTGCTTTACCAGCTGTATCAGTTGCTTTTTTAACACCTCTATCAAGTTTACCTTTTGCTCTAGATACAATGTCTCCAGCAACCTTTGCTCTTAAACCTCTACGCTTCTCAGGATCCTTAGATCTTACTTTTAATCCAGGAGCATTGTCAAGTTTACGATTATTTGCATAGGCAGCAACTTTCTTATCAACTGCCTGAAACTTTGCTTCCCTTCCTGCTTCTTTTGCCTTAGCAACTTTTGCTTTTGCAGTATCTTTAACTGCAGTAACAGTTGCTTGTACCTTTTCCTTCCTTGCTTTTTGCCTAGCAATCTTTTGAGCACCTTTCATGCGTGAAAGTCTAGATGCTGCTGCCATTCTAGAACCGGATCCATAAGTAACTTCTGCTTCATCAAGAATTTCTTCAATCAATTCATCATCAAAGTATTCTTCAATCTCTTCGATATCATATCCTTCATCAATCAATTCAAAAACAATCTCTTCAACAAAATTCTCAATGATATCAAGTTCTTCAGCAAGATCTTCGTCAAAATTTTCTTTATATACAGATGCATACGCTTCGTAAAGATTAATAGAAGTCATTTTTAATTTTATTTTTACGATTTATATTTATTTATAAAAAAAGATAGGTATAAACCTCTCCGAATTAATTATTATCCAAACAATTATCGCCTAACCATTCTTTACAATAATCATAATCTCCAAATATAAACTCGTCACATTCTGCTGCTTCTTTATATGCGTTCAGGATTTCCTGCTCACACCATTCATCATAATTGGAATCCTGCGAAAGTATTTTTGGTAACATCTTGTTTAATCCCGCCAACTACATATGATTCTACCTCAGTTTCCTGGGGAGCAACCTGAAGACCTTTGGAAGAAATCCAGTGCTGTGTCCAAGGAAGTGGGTTATTGTTTGCTGAAATATCGTATTGGGGTTTTAACCCAATTGCTTTAAGTCTTCGGTTTGCAATCCACTCTACGTATTGCTGAAGAAGTTTATCATTAAGTCCAATCATGCTGCCATCTTTAAACAAATAATCTGCCCAACGCTTTTCTTCATTTACTGCACGATCAAACATTTTATATGTCCACTCTTCTTCTTCTTTCATAATTTGTTTCATTTCTGGATCATCACCATCCCGCCATTTATTTAGAATATTCTGAGTAATGGCTAGATGTTGGTTTTCATCTCTTGAGATAAGAGAGATGATTTTAGCGGATCCTTCCATAAGTTTAAGTTCACCAAAAGCGAACGAACATGCAAAAGAAACATAGAAGCGTATTCCTTCTAGGATGTTAACATTAGCGATTGCTCTGTAAAGTTTTCTCTTAACATCATTCAACGTTTCCTTTGCGTATGATACTCCTTCAAGATTGTGCATCCAAGTATCAGATACACCATATTGTTGTGATGATTGAATAAAGTCATCATATGATTCTGTAACGCTCTTAGCACGCTCTAGAATGCGCTCATCAGTCACGATTTTATCAAACACCTCACTTGGGTCCGAATAGATATTCTTAATGATATAAGTGTATGAACGTGAGTGAATCATTTCCATGAATCCCCACACTCCCATACATGCCTCAAGTTCTGGTAAAGAGCAATATGGAATAAATGCCATACCAGGACCACGACCCTGAATAGAGTCAAGCATAATCTGATACTTCAAATTAGAGGTATAGATGTGCTTTTGCTCTGGACGAAGTGTTTGATAATCTCCACGATCCTTTTGAAGAGACACCTCTTCGGGTCTCCAAAAGTATCCCAATTGCTGAGTAGTCAGTTTATCGAATACAGGATATTTGTATGAATCATATCTCTGAATCCCTAGGGGTTTACCAAAAAACATTGTAGACTTTTTAGTATCAACTTGGTCAGTGTTAAAAACGGTCATTCCTTTAATTTGGGTGGTTTTTTCTTCCGAAGAAATTTTAAACTGCACACTCTCCCCCCTCTACTGAACTTAACTCACACATTCTATTTAACTCTCCAAAATATTTGGTTTTCATCATACTACAAGATTATGGTTTTGTCTATTTTATGATTTTTTCTTTGGTTGTGTTTTTGTTCTTCTCTTAAATCTACTATTTGCTGGTAATAAACTTTGATATTTTT